AAATTATACGGATACTTATCCTTTGTCGAATCATTTAGATCATTTCAAATAATTACTTTTGATTGCCCTGCAATATACGAAAGTAATCTTATTTCTAAACTACGAGCATTAAGTGTAGTTAAGAATGCCACGTGGGATGCTGAGGTATATGCAGGAGATCCTATGCCTACTGAAGCAACTCTCAATGTGGATACATCTGGATCTGCATCTATCAATACCCCTGCAGAAGGACAAGCAACAAGCAATACTAGAAATTTAACTACATCTGGAACTGGAACACTGTACGTCAAAGTCCAAAACATTGGTGGCAATGACTTCTTTGCTTTCTCACAAACACAAGGTGGCACATATAACGTATTTTATAATCAAAGTGGTTTCATGCAAGGTGGAACCTATACGTTTGACCAAAGCGATTCTTCAAATGCTGGACATCCATTCAAGTTTTCTGCAACTCAAGACGGAACTCACACCACAGGTGGCACAGGAGACTTATCAGCAGGAGTATCTCTTACAGGGACACCTGGCACAGATGGTGCAACAGTATTAACTATTAGTTCATCTACACCATCAATTTTATATTACTATTGTCCTAATCATCCTGGTATGGGAAGAGCAGGAACAAATCCAGCAGATAGATATGGAACTATTAACGTTCATGACTATTGGCACTTAGATAGAATTACAAAACAAGATAGGCAATATTTAAACGGACAGTTTAGTCAAAGTTCAAACGCATCAGGAGATGGTGTGGATCTTTACATCTTAGACTCTGGTGTTCGTGGTGCAAGTAGACCAACAGGTAACAACGCTGCACTACATCCTGACTTGTATGATCCTGATTTTGTTAGTGACCTCAATGGTACTGCTGAACAACAGAACTACAGAGTGTATCAATTAGGTCATTTTTCAGGAACCTATGGAACTAATAATGAAGATGATGCTGGTCATGGAACTCAGTGTGCTCTTCTTGCAGCTGGAAGGACAGCTGGAGTAGCAAGACAGGCAAAGATATATTCACTTAAGTGTTTTAATAGTTCAGTAAGTGGTTCTTATAGTGGAATACTATCAGCATATCAAGCAGTTATAGATCATAACGACGCGGGTAATGCCAACTACAAAGGTAATAGTCGTCCAGCTGTCATCAACGCATCTTTCGGACCTACGATTCCTACACAGAACTCACCTAATATTGAACTTAATGATAGTGGAGATGATACAGGAACTGATGAGGAGATGCTAGATGATATAGAGGGAACAATAGCAGGACAAAAAAATATTATTATTGTTAGATCTGCGGGTAATGGATTTAAAAATAGTAGTGATGCAACTGCAGGTCCTTGCCAAACTAAAATAATAGCGGGTGCAAGAACTGCTGGCTATGCAGATAATACTCTTGGGGGTATCAACAATGTAGATACAAACCAGAATAAGATTACGGTTGGTGCTACATCATATAATGATAGATGGGCGTTTTTCTCTAACTATGGATCAGGGTGCACCACAGTAGCACCAGGTGAAAAAGTTCTTTGTCCTGCATATGACTGGACTGCTAACACACCATATACAAGCACAACAAACTATAATGCTATAGATGGAACATCATTCTCAGGTCCTATTGTTGCTGGTATCATTGTGGCATGGTGTGGTAAGAATGGATATACGTTAACTACAAACAACTTATGCGGTTTAGCAAAATCATTTATAAGAACTACTGGTTCAGCTGGTGACATAAGAACGGGAACTCATGCTAACTATCCTATAAACAGCATAGTAGATAAAAAACTTATAGACAATCCATATGTCACTTTATCAGGATCTGCCTTTCTAGAAGTAAAATTCAATCCAGCTGATGCTTCACATTTCTTAAATAACGTGGGTAAGAAAGTTCAGTTACGTGCTACAGGTTCAACAGCAGGAGCAGGATCTGCTACACCTACGACATACACAGTAACCACAACAGCACCTGGTCAGTATTATAATTTATCTGGAACAGATAGAAATGGATCTGTTTCTGGAACACATCCAAATGTTACCGTATATGTTGGAGATACAATCAACTTCCAGTTATCAAACGTATCTAGTAGTCACCCATTATATCTTAGAGTATCAAGTCAAGGTAGTAATGTATCTACTCCAACTGCTAGTGGTCAAGGTTCTACAGGTAATGGCGTAGTATCTTGGACACCAGCTGTTGCAGGAACCTATGTTTACCAGTGTAGTGCTCATAATAATATGGTAGGAAATATCGTAGTACAGTCTGCACCTGGTGGTAGTGGTGCTGTTGTAGTTGGTGGTATCAACGTATCAACATTATCACAATCTGGATGGTTAACTATACAGGCAGAGAGTTCAGTTAATAATAGTATTACAGTTACAGCACCAAATAATGCTAGTGCAGGAACCACTGGTGGTGGAACAAATAATTATTTGGCACTAATCAAAACAGAAGAAAAGACACATGAAAGTTATGATGGTGTAGTATCTACATCAACGTCTTTGACATCTTCTACTGATGTGCAGGAAGGACTTGGACAGAGTTCTAGTGTTGCATATTATCCTGTAGATTCTGGTGTTGACTTTAATTACAATGGATCAGGTGCAACTCTTACTACACAAAGAGGTGCGTTCTATCCTTACATAGACACAAATATATCTTGGACTACTAATCCAGCTGGAACATTATCTATTAGTCCATTATCAAATGGTGCTAGTGTTAATATTGATCTTGGTCTATCAGGAACTACATTTGCTAACGAACCAACATTTGAAGCATACACGCTTAGTGGAGATTCTATCGGTGCTACTGGTTTGACCTTTGATACTACAACAGGTAACTTATCTGGAACTGTAACCTCAGACTATATTGATACAACATATAGTTTTTTAGTTACTGAAAACGTAACAGGTTATGCTAGAGGTTATTCATTTACTACAACTGGAACTGGTGTTGTCGTTAACATCACACAACAACCAAGTGCAGGAAGTATAGAAGCAGGATCTGGTGGAACAGTCAACTTTGGTCCTGTTGCTGGTATCAGTTCTGATGGATCTACAATCACATTCCAATGGGAGTTCTCAAGTAATGGTGGTGTAGGTTGGTCTAGTGTTCCTGCTAGTGGTGGATATCAAAACCCAACTAGTAATACACTTACTGTAGATGATGATTATGCTAAGAACAATTATCAGTATCGTTGTAAAATGGATACCGCAACTGCAGTTGCTCCATCATATACAAACGCAGTTACACTAACGGTTTTCAGAACAATTACTGTTACTACACAACCCACAAACTCTACACCAATTTCTCCTGCTGCAGGATCGTTTACAGCAGTTGGTTCTACTGCAGATTCTGCTACAGTTACATATCAGTGGCAAAAATCTGAGAATGGTGATGGATCAACTTTTGTAGATGTAAGTAGTGGTAACACCACAACATATACAACTGGTTCTACAACTTATGATGACAGTTACGGTGATTTCTACAGATGTAAACTGAATGCACTTGGTGCAAGTGAGGTTATTAGTAATGTAGTAAGACTGTTTGTACAAAGAACTATAAACATCACATCACAACCAGTCAATATAACTGGTGCAGTTGGTGGAACATCATCGTTTGGTGTTGCTGCTACTACATCTGATGCTGATCCTGGCGATATAACATTCCAGTGGCAAGTATCTATTACAAACGGATCTACATGGTCTGATGTATCTGAAGGAACTGGTGGAACTACATCAACATATACAACACCTACATTAACATCCGCATACGACACATACCAGTATCGTTGTTTACTTTCTTGTGCTGGTGCAACTCAAACACCATCTAACGCTGCTACATTACAAGTAGAAACAGTAACAGTTGTTGTATCCTCTCAACCATCTGCTGCAACAGTTGATGAAGGGCAGACTGCAACATTCACAACACTTGGTGGAGTTACAATGGCACCTATTGGTGGTAACGCTGCATCATCTTCATTCGAGACAGATCAGTTTGATACTCCTAGTGGTGGAGGTGGCGGTGAAGCAGGAGGTTTCTCATCACATGAACCTAATGTTACATACCAGTGGGAAAGATCTGATAACGCAGGTGCAGTATGGAATACAGTATCTGGTGCAACCTCTGCGTCATATACAACAGGACTTACAACATATGCAGATGATCATGATGACCAATATCGTTGTGTAATATCTGCTGTTGGTGCATCTTCTCCAGCAACTACAAACGCAGTGGCACTAACGGTTCAGAGAACATTTTCTATTACTGCACAGCCTTCAAATGCAACTGGTAATGAAGGTGCAACTTCATCCTTCACTGTGTCCACAACTTCAAGTAGTGGAACAGTTACATATCAGTGGGAAAGATCTGATGATGCGGGTGCAAACTATGCAAGTGTAGGTGGAGCAACTAGTGCAGCATACACAACACCAACTCTAGTATTTGCTAATGATAATGCAGACCGTTACAGAGCAGTTGCTTCTCTTGTGGGTGCTGCAGCAAGTATTACTTCAACACATGGAGAACTAACAGTTCTACGTGTTATATCAATTAGTGCACAACCAACATCCACTGCTGTTATTGAAGGACAGACTGGAACATTTAGTATTACTGCTGCGATTACAAGTGATGTAATATCCTATCAGTGGCAAAAGTCTACAAACTCAGGAGGAGCATGGAGTAATATTAACGGTGCAAATGCAGCATCATATACAACTCCTGTTACAGTTTATCCAACATCACCAGCAGAACAATTTCGTTGCGTATTAACAAATACTAATGCAACCACATTAACATCTAACGCAGCAACGCTGACTGTTAATGAATCAGAATTTGTATCAGGTCCTGCGAGTGTTACTCCAGTCATTGATGCAGACACAACTAGAACATTCTCTAGACAACCTGTTATTAACACAACACCATTTATTGTTGAGTATGCTGGATCTACACACTTCTCTAGTTTCTGGAGAATTAGAAGAGTCGTAGATAACGTGACTGTATATGATACAGCTGCAACCTTTACCAATGGTGACACTGGTAACTTGACATCTCTCACAGTTCCAGTATCAACTCTAGCATTTGACACTGCATATTCTGTGCAAGTTAAATTCAGAGATAACAATGGATTGGAGAGTGCTTATAGTTCTGCTATAAACTTTACAACTCCATTAGTTGACCAACCAGAAATCCAGACTATCACTCCCGCATTCAACCCAACAATTAATGTTGATGCTATTGCAATGAAAGCGGGGTATGCACATACATCTAGTGATTGGCAATTCTCTCCTGCGAATACATTTGCAAGTATTGTTCACCAATCTCTTGGTAACTCAACAAACTTAAATTCTTACACATTGCCTGGTGCTGTAAATCTCACCTCTAATACTACATACTATGTAAGAATTAGATTCAACATCAATCCTACCTAACATGGCTTCAGTATCAAGCAGAGAAGGACTTATAGATTATGCACTACGTCAAAACGGTGCACCAGTCCTCGAAATAAACATAGACGATGATCAGATTAGCGATCTAGTAGATGATGCTATCCAGTTTTATAACGAAAGACACATGGATGGTTATATTAGAACTCATCTAAAAGTTCAGTATAGTCAATTGATGCTAGATGCTATGACTACAGATACTGATACTACTGTTGCGTCTGGAACATCTAATAATCAAACTCTTACATTTAAAGAGCAGAACAACTATATTAAAATGCCACCATACGTAACAACTGTGGTTAAGGTATTTGATTTTGTATCTAAGAATGTCACAAACTTATTTGATGTCAGGTATCAGTGGAGATTGAATGACCTTTGGGATCTTACACAGACAGAGATCCTTACATATGAAATGGTCAATAGAAGATTAGAAGATATCTACTATCTGTTAGAAGGACAGAAACAGATTAGATATCAGATGCGTGGTGATAGATTGTATCTTGACTTAGATTTTAAGACTGATGTTCCTGCAGATCAATTTTTAGTTTTAGAATGTTATCGTGCAGTAGACCCTACACAATTCAATGATGTTTATAATGATATTTGGTTAAAGAGATATGTAACTGCATTGGTTCAAAGGCAGTGGGGTGCTAACTTAATCAAGTTCCAAGGAGCACAATTGCCAGGTGGAATTACTATGAACGGTGAGTTCATATACAACGAAGGGAAAGAAAAGATAATAAAACTAGAAGAAGAAATGTTATCACAGTATGAAACACCACCACTAGACATGATTGGATAATGGCAAGAACAACTTACTTCACGCATGGCACTAGGAACGAACAGTTTCTATTGCAGAACATAGTAGAAGAACATCTTAAGATGTTTGGGATGGATGTTCTATACTGTCCTAGAGAGATCATGCTTTCGGATGGTGTGTTTAATGAAGAGGTGATTGGTGAGTTTAATGATGCATATTTAATAGAAGCATACATGGAAAACTATGATGGGTTCCAAGGTGGTGGAGATCTATTAACAAAGTTTGGTGTAGCACAGACTGATGAGATAACAATGATTATATCTCAGCAAAGATTTTCGGATCTTATATCACAATTCCTTCTACTTGATAAAGATTACAAAGTAGCAGAAAGACCTCAAGAAGGAGATCTGATATATCTTCCATTAACAAGTAATTACTTTGAGATAAAATTTGTAGAACATGAAGAACCTTTCTATCAGTTAGGTAAAGGTTATGTTTATAAGATAAGAGCTGAACTCTTTGAATACAGTGACGAGAAAGGAGATCTATTTGATAGTGACGAGGATCTAGTAGATTACGGTTATACTGTTAAACACTACTATCTTACCACTGCAGGAACCAATGCATCTGGAAACCCTGTAGTGTCTAATGGTTCTCTTACTAATATATTCATTCAAGATAATGGTAGTAGTTACAATGAAACACCTCTAGTTACAATCAGTGGTGATGGCACAGGTGCAACTGCAGAAGCATTCTTAACTAACATAACTGTTAGTGGTGGATCGCCAACATCATCTGCTGTCATTAGATCAGTGGTTAAAGAGGGTCAGATAAGATCTGTTAACATAGTAGATGGTGGATCTGGATATGATGAGGACAGAGCAACTCTAAATGTATCAGCACCTGATAGTGGTGGTATAGCAGCAACTTTAGTTCCTACTTTTACCAACGGAACATTAACTGGCATCAATATTTTAAGTGGTGGATCAGGTTATAAGAGTGTAAGACTTATAGATATTACTAACGCTGGTAGCGGGTATACATCTGCAACTGCTGCGTTTACTGCTGCTCCTGCAGGAATCACAGGTGCCTTTACAGTTCCAGAAACTGTCACAGGTGCTACAACTGGTGCAACTGCAAACTTGGTTGAGTGGGATGCACAAGAAGGATGGATCAAACTTAAGACACCAACTGGCACATTTGCTATAGGTGAATTGATTATAGGATCAGAGTCTGGAGCACAGATAGTTCTCGATAGTAGGAATGAGCAAGCAACTGCTGATCCTAAATATTCAGAGAGCGTAACCTTTGAAAGTTTAGGTGACGACATCATTGACTTCAGCGAAGGCAACCCATTTGGAATGGTTTAAAAAATTATGTTAGGATCATACACGTATAATAAAATTCTTAGAAAGTGTGTCATTGGATTTGGTACACTCTTTAACGGGATAGAATGTAGGAAAGAAAATAAAGACGGTTCAATATACAGTAGGATGAAAGTGCCTTTGGCATATGGTCCTAGACAAAAATTCTTAGCAAGACTAGAACAACAGGCAGACCTTAACCAAAAGGTTGCACTTACAGTTCCCCGTTTGTCATTTGAGATGACAGGGATATCATATGATAGTGCTAGAAAACTTGCACCAACAACATTAACACTCAAAGCAAACACAGCAAATGCAGTTAAGAAACAATTTACACCTGTCCCTTATAACGTTGACTTTGAGCTTAATGTTATATCAAAAACAAACGACGAAGCATTAGAAATATTAGAACAGATAGTTCCTATCTTCCAACCCTCATATCAAATGACTATTAAGTTAGTTGATGAGATGAGTGACTTTAGAGATATTCCTATCATATTAAATAGTATCAATTACAGTGATGACTACGAAGGATCTTTTGATGAAAAGAAGATTACTTTGATTACAATGTCATTCACAGTGAAGGCATACATCTTCGGACCTGTAGGAACTGCAGCACCAATCAAGAAGGCAAAGGCAGATATCTATACAGATATGAAAGACGTTGCTACTACAAGACAGGTTGCTTATCAGGTTGAACCAAAAGCACTTACAGATCAAAACCAAGATGGAACTACAGAACTTGCTGGAGCAATCACTGCAAGGAATCTCACTATCGAAGCTGTTGATTATACTAACATACCAACACAATCTTACATTGAGGTTGGTAATGAAGTGATGTATGTGAAGGGTAAAGTTACTCCAAACAAACTACAAGTTCGTAGAGCACAGAACGGAACTACAGCTGCAGCAGCAACTGCAGGTACACCTATTGATCTTATAGATGCAACAGATGATGCACTACTCACAGGTGGTGATGACTTTGGATTTAGTGAGACGGTATCTTATTATGAATAACGACATGTCAGGTTTAGATGATGCATTTGATAGTGCAGAAGAAACTACAAAGACGGAAGTGATTCCTGAGAAAAACAAAGTTCACCTATCAAAGGGTGATGATGTTATTAAAGACTATGAGTATGCTAGAGGTAACTTGTATTCCCTAATTGATAAAGGACAAGAAGCAGTTAACGGTGCTCTTGATCTCGCCATGTCATCTGATCATCCACGTGCTTATGAAGTTGCAGGACAACTAATCAAACATGTTGGTGATGTTGCTGATAAATTAATGGCACTGCAGAAAGACAAAAAGAATGTCAAAGAAGAAAGTTCTAAAAAAGTAGTAACTAACAATGCATTCTTTATGGGTAGCACTGCCGATCTTCAGAAAATGCTTAAACAAGCAAGTAAGAAGAAAGATAAATAACAAGGTAAAGGAAGTATTCAATCATGGTA